GTAACAACCATCTCATCAATTTTGCTAGTTAATTCAGCGATCTGTCCATCCAAATTTTTACCTTCGAATTCCTTAACCGTAGCTTGTAACGACACAACTTCAGCTTCTTTCTCTTTTAAAGCAGATTGTGCAGTCTCAAGCTGATCACGCAATTCTTGCATTTGTTTCTCGTCCACGTCTTCTACACCCCCTTCCGGCAGTTCACTTAATTCCACAGTTTCAAACCCACCACTAGCAGCCCAACAATCAGCCGCAACCTTAATAACAGATTCAGGATTGGCAGGTGTTTCCACAAAACCTTGTGCACCAAAAATAATATCTTTTAATACTCTACCAATCTTATATCCCTGATATTTTCCCTCACCACCATATATCTTTAGATGTTTAGTCAAAAAAGCAGTAGCTTCTGTTCTCTCTATTACCTTAGTCATACCAGTTTCTGGATCAATAATCGCATATCCAAAATCAGGAAACCAAGCTTCCATTGAGACAAACATTTCACCTGCATTAGCCTTTTCAATAATCTCATCTATTCTTTCAGCTAATTGCGGTAAAGCTTTATAGAGAACACCAGCAACTTCTATATCAAATTCCTCAGGAGGCTGTTCACTATCATCCAAGACAATTAAATCACCAGTTTTATCTAAAACACGACTCTGAACAATATGTCCAAGTATCCTATCAGAAACATGATTATCGTTCATTGGTTTATGAGTAGGAGTATCTTTAGCTTTCCAAACTTCGGCAGGTGTAAAAACATCATCATTTAGATTCCAACCTGTACTAACTAAAATAGCTACTACTAAAGCTAAATCTGGCTGTATTTGGCCAAGCAATTCCTCAACAGTCTGTACAGTATCAGTTTCTTTAATTAAATCAGATACCGACATTCCATCGAAATATTTTTTAATATCACGAACCTGTACTTTTGCGGTAACAAGGGCAGATGAACTACCGGTCTGAAAATTAATACCAGCATCTTCTTCAGCAGAATATCTACGCATGATACCTCCCATCATTTATTTATACACAAACATCAATAAAAAGTACACTCAAATAAAGACTTTTCATAAGCAAGGCAGCAAAAATAAAAGTTATTCACCCTTACGTCGCTTTAAAAAATCAATTACATCTGCTTTAGCTTGATTATCATCGTGAATTTGCTTAGATGCCATCCCGTTTTCATTAAGTTCTGCAACCGTCTCCTGTGGCGCAGGGAGATAGAATTGTCGCCTTTCCTGCATACCATTAACATCCGTAGATTCGATAGTGTAAGCAAATCTTACAACTTCCTCTCCATCAGAATATTTATATTTTTCAATACTAACATCAGTCACAGATACTAACATACCATTAACTGTCAAAACCACTTGCCTACTATCTGTGTCTAGCGATACATTTACCATTGCCATAACAAAACCTCCATTAAGATCCAAATAAATCTTTATTCACAAATAAGTGGCAAGGCCAATCATTTTGTTCCTCAACCACTACAAAAAACTCAGACATTCTTGCAACCATATCAATAGTTTTAGATTGTGGATATATTCTGTCTCCATGAAATGATACACAAAGTTGACCTAATTTAGTTCTTAAAGACGGCTTAGATAAAACTTCTTCAAGAATACCTAGTTCACCACCTTCACAATTTAGAAATAAAAGATCAATACGATCATGGTCATTTTCTGTCAATATTGTCTCCAAACTTACTGATCTGACTTTACTAATTCTACGTAAATGACGGCCTTCTAATTGATGACGAGGATAAACACTATTAGAAGAATGTTCAATAAATTCAAAAAATTCCACTTCACCATCTTTACCAGTAACAGCAGCACGACTAGCAGTAATAGGCAATCCAGATTTTTTAGCAACTTCAATCATGCTGACACTATTCTCAAGTCCTGCTTCATAAACTATCATATACAGTTTATTATTAAATCGACAACACAATTTAACGCCATGCGCACAACGTATTGATCCAACTTCTACAATCACAGGTTTATTAGGTAATATATTTTTAGCAAAATACATATAAGTATCACATCTATCAAATTCTAATGATAAACCATCTTTCTGTGTATTAACTAACATATAAGTTCAATCCAAAATAATACCACTATATCCAAATCACATTTATTAACCGATAGGCAAAACAGTACCCCATGCGATAGAAGTTAACATCCTACGTTCTTTAAAATTTGGCTCTCTTTGAGTTGACGTAGCAAAATCAGTAACCAAAACACGAAAACACACTTCCATCCTATGAGCACGTTGTCCCACTGCGTTTAACCTCGTAGTTATTAACTCCTTTGTAACAACATCTCCTGGATTTATTACAGATAATATACCACGCTTAATTCCCTCTAATTCAGTCTTTTGTTTCCTAGTTAAAGATCTCATATTTTTCACACCTTTCGATTGGAGAAAAGGTGTATCTATTATTTCATCAATAGTATCAAGATATCCTTGTGCAACGACTTGCAAGACAGACAAAGTAGGATCAGTACGTTCATCACGAGGTTTAGTGTCAACAGTATTAGGAGGTCGACCAGATGGATTATCACCTTCATCTCGTGGTTGATCACCTGACGGATTATCTCCACCACCCTTGTCTACTGACATACCTTGTTTAGCTTCTTCTAGTTCTATAGCTAATTCAGTTTGTTTCTCCATAGTAGATATAGGACGATAATATGGATTAGCCCGTTCAAGCACACCAGGGTTCTCTTCTCTAACTTGTTGTTCTTCTTTCATACGTTCAAGCTCTATCATATAATTAACACCAAATACCTCTGTGGCTTTTTCTGCAGAAATAATACCACGATCAAGTAATTGGATAATCAACTGTTTTTCAGCAGCTTCATCACGTAGAGACATGATACCAAAATTAATAGATGGAATTTTCTTAAATCCCATCGCATCAGCGACCATTCTCAGTTCATTTTCCATCCATCGAATTGCTCTACCACGAACATATTCCAATCGCTCAACCAGAGTCTTTAATTGAACGAAAGCAGTAGCAGGATTTCTTGTACTAAGATCACTGCCACCTATCAATGAATCAGGAATACCAATACCTCTAACAATATCAGCATTGACCGAATAATATTTTTCATTACCAAGAATCTTATCTGTAGGGGGATATTCGACTTTAAGATCAATCATATCATCCCATACAAGATCCATCACACCACCGCCTACATTGTGTTGCAAAATATCAATTAATTTATCAACAGCGGCAGATGTGGGCAAAATTTGTTGATCAGAGTTACCAAGTTTCCACAATCTAATGACATTAATAACACCATCTAATGCAGCTATATCCGCCAGTCTCATTTTTTCTTTCAACATAACGTCTTCTAAAACACCATACAAAAATGGAGTACCCCAATCCTCCCAATCATCCTTTTTATAATAATCGACATACATTTTATCCATTTCTAGTGATACTAATTTCTTCCCATCTTTAGCAGCTAGAACAACTTCTCTAGGTAATTTAGCTACAAAGTCTTTTTCTGCTGTAGTCCTAGGACTGTTAATAGAATTGCATAATTCTGGTGGAATTCTCATACCTAATGTATCAGCACCAAAAAACCTTCCCACTTCACCACCAAGCTTTTCTATCACCACAGGAGAAAGAAATGTATATTTCCATGGTATTTCCCGTTTCCTTACTTTTGATTTCTTGGTAGAAATTTTTTCAGATTTTTCCTCACCAGGTGGATCAACTACATTTTGCAATCCAGGAACTTCTCCCTTAGCCATCTCTTTAACTACAGGCTTACTAATAAAAGCCATTTTCCTACGAACAATAACGTTGGCATCTCTCATAAGCAACTTCATAAAATCATGAGCACGCCCATCTAAATTTACTCGTCTGGCCCATTCCTTATAAAAACGTTGTTGACTTTTAATAGGATGCTGTAGTTCAAGACCTTCTGCAGCAAAATCCGTCATTATGTCAAGAATATTTCTTACCACGCCAACTTTTCGATAAATAGCCTGACACGCTAAAATAATATCCTTATGGTCAGTAGGGAGTTTGTCATTTGATCTTTGGGTATAATAATCGTGCCTATTATGACCAGCACGTAAATTAATTGTTTCAGCAACTGTATGATGACTAACACCATGTGTAGCATGACATATGGTAGGTAAGGTATGATTAGCAATATTGTCTCCACCTTTTGTATACAATGTATCTTTATTTATTCTTCTCCTAGTTGTCTTGGCCATACCTACCCCCTTAGTTGAATCACAATGGCATTACAATCCAACCATTTATACACCATATAAATTATATTGCTTGACCGTTTTTTGTGGCTCGAAAAATACCACCATGACGTGCACTCTGAGCATTTCTCATCCTACCAACACCAGGACCTCTATACATATCTTCATTCTTATTCGGCTTCGATCTTTTTTCAACATTACCAGCAACATCATCATAATCAATATTATCATCAATTGTAACAGATGTATCATATATGTATTTATGGGCTAAAAGCAAACCAGTATATCTATCTTTTCTAAGTTTCCCGGTTTTTTTTCTACCTTCGACAGAACCAGGTTGAACAATATTTGGCGTATCAAACCTCTCTTTACCAGTAGCAGTTTCTGTCATCTGGATAGTACACAATTCATTTTTTAATTCTTCAATATTCCATACATTTTCCTCATAAGTATCCAAAACAATACCAGCAGCCTTTTCTGCTTCAATAGATGCAAATAATTTGACACTATCAAATGCAGGAAATAATAAAGTATGTGTTTCCAAATTCTTGTGCAAACACACATTAGCATCATGATTAAATTGAGTACTTTGCTGTACTAGATGGAGAATATGGCGACCGTCTGTCTCACTATCAGTTGGTTTCGGATCATCACGATCTATAACCTCATAGATAGGGAAATCACCATCATCAGTATTTATCAATTTTTTATTACGTAGCATCTCAGAAACAGCATAACCACCACCCTGGCTATCCATTTCTATTCTTATAGGATCAAACAACTTGACTATATCACGTATCCGTGTGCAACAATATGCATAATAATCATCATCTTGTACTAATCCCTTTTTTCTACGATTGTTAAATTCAGATTTATTAACAGCCCAAGTATATACTACACGATAATGGTTTGCTCTCATCTCAACGATAACTACAGATAAATTATCTCTTTCTGCTGCAGGATCTATCCCCATAACATAAGTACATTTACTATTGCCCTTCATTATCGGTGTAAAGACAATAGGACCATCTGGAGTTTCGATAGGCTTGTTAGGCCCAACAGTACATCCTTCTATTAAACTACGAGGGAAAAATCCATCAGAATCTTTTACAAAAACAGCACCATATTCCATAAGATATATTGTTTTAGGTAAAGTCGCTTTTGCATGAGCCAATTGTCTTCGATCCAATAAACCATCGGGCAAATGAGTATGTGGAATACGAATAATACAATAATCTTCATAATTGAAACCATCTGGTACTAAATTTTCACCACCAAAAATTTTTGCAACTTCTGTAGGATCTCCCTTACTTGATATAATTTGTCTCCACATATCAAATTTTTTGGCAAAATGATTAAACGCATAATATGCAGTACCTGAATATATGATTTGATTACCACGTATACTTTTATCATCCGTAGTAATTTGATGCTTAATATCATCAGGTATATTCATTCTTTTTAACCGCTTCTCAAAATCTATTCTCTTAGCTTCTTCCACTGGTGTCTTCGCTGTAGATGCAAAACCACGGACAACAACATCAAAGACATCTTCAGGGATACTAGCAAACTCATCGGCTATAACTACATTAGCACGAAAACCCCTAATCTTAGTACCATCACCCATAGGCAAAGCATATATAATGCTTTCCCCTATTCTAAAATAACAAAGATCCACACTTTGGCGTGGCCCTCCCTTTTTGCCACCACCGACAATGTCTCTTAATACTGGAGAATTATTCCAGATAGTATCTATATAATTAAATACCAATTTCGCTTGTCTCAAACCAGCACCAACAATAACTATCTTAGTACCGGGATCTAGCAAAGCTCTCAAAATAGCATAGACAGCAAGCATGAACGATTTACTACCACCACGACATGCAATTAACATAGGAAATGGAGTATTCCAAATAGTCTGTAACATCGCTACTTGGATTGGAAACAAATTTAAATTAAGTAAAACTTTTGCTGTCCAGCCGATATATCTAAGATCAAGCATGTTAGCAATGACAGAACGATCAACAGTATTTTCCAGCCCTAAAAGATTAGTGAAGATATGATTGCGCACCTGAGGTACACGATCACGATATGGGAAAAGATAACCATATCGACCCTGATCACCATATAACAGCTCAGCTAATTGAGATTTAATACTCAAAGAGAACATCCTCCTGAGTTTTTTTAGGCTGCATTGGAACCCACTTACTCTTTTCCGCACGCACAACTTCTCCGAAAATCATACGTGCCATTCTATGCCCACATGCACCAACTGGGATAATATTCACATTGTACTTGACAGTAAGTCCAATTAACCATTGAATTAACGATTTACCAGGAACACCTTTAGCAAACTGAGGGGGAGATAATTTCATAATATCCGGTGTTATTATAGACTCTATTAAAATATACGCATATTTATATTGTGACATGCGTTCCATCTCTGCTTCAAAATTGGGTCTCTTATCTTTGCTATAGTTACCCCATAATTCAGAAAAATCAGCTTTCCTTTCAATAGCAAAAATATCAGTATACCCAACTAAACTATAATCACCAGTCTGTAATGTCTCTACAATAGTACCATCACACCTGGGAGGTTTCTGATCTGAAGATTGTTGATCAAAAACCCAACCATAATGCTTTTGCTCACGAGTATCACGAATGACCTTATATGTAGGTAAAACCAATCTTGGCATATATAACTCCCTAAACGTGACATGCGCCAACTACCTTAGTATAATCACTCTGTACCATCCTATCTATCATTTCTCCAAATCCAACGGTATTTTCCCATCCCAAAATTTTTCTAGCTTTAGATGCATCAGCATGTAACAAATTTACATCTGCTGGTCTAACAAACTTAGGATCAACAATAACATAATCTTCATAATTTAAACCAGCCCTACAAAAAGCAACATCAAGAAGTTCTTTTATGCTGTAAGTCTTGCCAGAGCCTAATACATAGTCACTAGGTTCATCCTGTTGTAACATCATCCACATACCCAATACCATGTCTTGTGCATATGACCAATCCCTACTAGCATCCAAATTACCAAGAGCCAATGGCATAACATCAACATCTTTTCTTGGATTTCCATCATGTGTGTCCATCCAGCGCAATAAAGAAGCAACATATCGAGTTATCTTACGAGTAACAAAAGCTTCACCACGTC